GATACCCACTTTAGTAGGACACAACAGTGAGATACTGGGTCTATGACGAGGACGGGAAGCTGTTTAGGAAATTTGACAACCGGGAAACCGCGATCAAGTTCCTGCTTCCCAACTGGAAGCTGGTGATCAAACCAGCAGATAAACCACCAAAACCCGAGCCACCGAGCCCGGACACACACGGAGAAGCAAGATGGTAAACAACGTAAAAGCATTTCCCAATATGACCAACCAGACTGGCATGGACTTGCGGGATTACTTCGCGGCGAAGGCGATGCAAGCGTTTATTGTGCGTAAAGACTTTGAATTTGAGTCTTATGTGTGGGAAAACGCGTACGATATAGCTGACGCAATGATAAAAGCAAGGGGGACAAAACCAAATGAGCATCAAACACAAAGCGCACCGACTCGCGGACAACCTTCTGATCCTTCCTCGTAGTGAGGATGACATCGAGGCGGCTAGGCTGTTACGCAAGATGGCCGAGGTCTACGACGTAGCTGCTGAGATGGTCTTTGCCAGAACAGATGCACACAGTCGGGCGGCATACGCTGAGATGATTGACTTGATCAAGGGGAAAAGCAGTGAGTAAAGCCGTCTTGATGAAGATACAGCGTAGGCGAACGGTAGAGAAAGAAACCAAACTGTTTAAGTACCTGATGGATAAGTACACGCTGCGTACCGACGCAGACTTGGCGACATTTCTCTGCTGTTCCAAGACCATAATCAGCATGACACGTAACGACCATCGGGCGTTAAGCCCGCGGTTAACACTAACCATCTACGACAAAGCGCAACTGACCATTGAGGACATACGCGCTTGGGCAAAGGAGTATGTGTAATGGATACGTTCACAGCAATTATTTGGGCATCTGGTCTGTTCATTGGACTTGGCTGCGTGTTGTTTGGCGTGGCTGCGTCTTTCTGGTATTGGACGAGGTAATTCATGGCTGACACCCCGGAAGCCAAAGTTAAGAAACAAGTGAGGAAATTACTCGATGATTTACCGGCTTATTATTTCTTTCCTGCTACCCATGGTTATGGGCGCAGTGGGGTTCCTGACATTATTTTTTGTTACAAGGGAGTATTTGGCGCGATTGAGTGCAAGGCAGGTAAAGGACAGCTTACTGCACTTCAGGAACGAGAAATAAAGTGGATTGAAGACCACGCGGGGTTTACGTTTGTAGCTGGTCGTGCGCTTGTGCTGTTTGTTGGTGACGACAGTCCGGCGGCCTGCGCCATGACGTTGAACTGTGACGACATGGAGGCGTATAACCTGATCCAAGACGTACATAACTACTTTCATTTCTTAAACATAAAAGACGCACCAGCGAAGGAGAGATTCAATTGAACAGAGAAGACGTTATCAGGATGGCTAGGGAGGCTGGTGGTGATGATTGGGGAATCTTTCGGGATTTCATGCCAGAGATCGAACGCTTCGCCGCCCTAGTCGCAGCAGCCGAGCGCGAGGCGTGTGCAAAATTCATTGAAGACCATGATCCAAGCGACCATTTAGCGGCAACTATTGCAGCTGTGATTCGCTCAAGGGGGCAGGAATGATAAAGCTCTTTGACTTTTTGGCTGGCGTTCTTTGGTGTTTGTTTGCACCAACGGGTTGGTTATGCAAGCTGTGTAAACATCCATTCAGGACGCAGTGGAAAGAGAAAAGCGTAGGTTTGTACGACCAATGTGTCGTGTGCGGAACGCTGATAAAAAAGGAAAAGAAATGACTGACCGTGAACCAGTAATCATTGAGAAAGCATGTTGGGAGCGCGGGTGCGCTTGTTACGACCATCGTGTTGACGAGGGAGTGAAGGTCACGTTGGCGCAGCGCGAATGGGTTGGGCTGACCCCAGAAGATAAACGTATGGCTGGCATCCCTTTGCACACAAACCAGATAAGTATCTCGGATGCGTTTGATGTAATTGAGCGGATACTGAAGGAGAAGAACACTTGAGCAAACCTTACAAACGCATACTGACCATCGACTTTGAAACACGGTGGGACAGTAAAGACTACACGCTATCCAAACTAACTACCGAGGAGTACATACGCGATGATCGGTTCAAAGCTTTCGGCGCTTGCATACATGAGTTCGGCACAGACAAAGCAACCCAGTGGTATCGACACGACGAGTTGCCTATAATTCTTTCTCTCTACGATTGGTCTAGTACTGCCGTGCTCGCTCATAACGCTCAGTTTGATGTGTCTATTTTGGAATGGGTTTACGATATTCATCCTGCCTTTATTTTTGATTCTCTCAGTATGGCCCGTGCTCTCAGGGGTGTGGAAGCTGGAAACTCACTGGCAAAACTCGCAGAAGAGTTTGAACTACCGCCCAAAGGACGCGCCGTACACAATACAGATGGCATGGAAGAAATAAGCTGGGAGGTAGAGAAAGAACTGGCTGACTATTGCAGGCACGACGTGTTCCTGTGCGAAGAAGTATTCAAGCGACTGTACGCAGGCTACCCCAAGTCTGAGTTACGCTTGATCGACATGACGTTAAAGATGTACACCCGCCCCACGTTGCAGCTTGACAGCCGCATGCTGGAGAAAGCCATAGAAGAAGAAAGGGAAAGTCGTGAGAAGCTTTTGGAGAAGCTTAATGTTACAGATGCGGAGCTTGCTAGTAACCCTAAATTCGCGGAGCTTCTGGCTTCGCTGGGCTGTGAACCGCCTTATAAGAAGAGCAAGACGACGGGTAAGCAGACGCTGGCACTTGCAAAAAACGATGCCTTGTTCCAAGCATTACTCAATGGTGAGCGAGAAGACGTTCGACTCTTGTGTGAGGCACGACTGCGAGTCAAGTCTACAACTGAGCGCACACGAGCGCAGCGTTTCCTTGATATATCTGAACGAGGCGCGCTACCCGTCCCGCTCGCCTACTACGGTGCCAAGTCAGGACGATGGACAGCATCAAAAGGCAGTGCAATAAACATGCAAAACCTAAAGCGTGGCTCGTTCCTGCGCAACGCGATCATGGCTCCCGTAGGTAGTGTCGTGGTAGCTGGTGACTTGTCGCAGATCGAGCCTCGTGTGCTGGCTTGGATGGCTGACTACGATGATCTTTTGAACATCTTCAAGTCCGGCGAGGATGCGTACGCCCAGTTCGGCTCCCAGATGTTTAACATCCCCGGCTTGACCAAAGAGAGCCACCCAGACCTGCGTCAGTCAGCCAAGTCGGCGTTGCTGGGCTGCGGTTATGGGCTAGGCTGGGCGAGCTTCGCTGCGCAGCTTCTGGTGGGCTTTCTGGGGGCTCCTCCGGTGCGGTACGACGCAGCCTTTGCCAAGAAGCTGGGCGTGACTCGGGCATACATCGACAAGTTTCTGGAGTGGGAGGACAATGTTGTCAAACTGGAAGCCATACCCCACACCTGCACAACTAAGGAACTCTTGGTACATGCAGTAGCATCTAAGAAGATCATCGATATTTATCGGGCAACGGCGTACCCGGTCAAGGCGTTCTGGGACATGTGCTCTGACCTTCTGGTCAGGAGTCTTGTTGGTGGCGAAGAGTTCCGGTATAAATGTGTGGTGTTCCGCAAGGGCGAGATCGCGCTGCCCAACGGTATGAAGCTGCTTTACCCTGACCTGCGGCAGGACAAAGAAAAGAACTGGGTGTACGGCGAGGATGAAACCAAGCTTTACGCCGGTAAGATCACGAACAATATCATTCAGGCGCTGGCAAGAATTGTCATGACTGATGGCATGTTACGTGTAAACCAACGCTATCCAGTGGTGGGAACTGTTCACGATGAGTTGTGGGCTATCGCACCAGAGGAAGAAGCGCAAGAAGCAAAGCAGTGGGTGTGGGAACAGATGGTAATGGAACCCTCTTACATGCCGGGGATTCCGTTGAACTCAGACGTTGGGTATCACCAACGCTATGGCATGGCTAAAAAATAAGGAGAAGCGTTTGAATAGAGCAAACAGAGCACGCAAAGCACCGCTGCAACCAATACCCCGCAGCATACGGGTAGGCAAGAAACGGTACTCAATCGATGTAGTTGAAACCATGCTGAACAAAGGCGAGATGGCGCGAGTCTACCCAGCCGAGCGACGCATGCAGATTGCCCAGCGCAGCAACATCAGCGGCAAGAAGTTCAAGCCAGAGCAGATCATGGACTCGTTCTGGCACGAGGTAGTTCACGCTATTCTGGTAGACATGGAAGAGTACGAGCTTAATCGTAATGAACGATTCGTTACTGCGTTTGCAAATCGATTGACCAAAGCCATCAAGTCAGCGAGGTTCGAGTGAATAAAGTCGTCTGGTCGCATAGCTCTTTGAAAGACTATGAAGGGTGCCCCCGCCGTTACCACGAAGTAAAGGTACTGAAGAAGCACAAGTTTCAGGAAACCGAAGCTACGCTGTACGGCACAGCACTACACAAAGCAGCAGAAGATTACGTCCGTGACGGCACGCCGTTGCCGCAACAGTTCGAGTTTGTCAAAGATGTGTTGGACTCATTGAACAGAAAGCCCGGACGTAAGCTGTGCGAACACCAGATGGCGCTGACCGTTGACCTTAATCCATGCGGCTGGAGCGACCCGGCTGTGTGGGTCAGGGGCATAGCTGACTTGTTGATTCTTGATGACGATAACCTGACTGCTTGGATTGTGGACTACAAGACAGGCAGTAACAGATACCCAGACCGTGAGCAGCTAAAGCTGATGGCACTGATGGTGTTTGCGCATTTCCCGCACATTCGCAAAGTGAATGCTGCGCTGCTGTTCGTAGTAAAAAACGATCTGGTCAAGTACAGCATGACTGTGGACGAGGCCGATCAAGCTTGGTGGGAATACCGAGAGCGTATTGCTCGCATCGAGCAAGCGCACGATACGGGGGTGTGGAACCCGCGTCCTTCGCCGCTATGTCCTTGGTGTCCCGTGACTACTTGTGAAAACCATCCGAGAAACTAGGAGATACGTATGTTTAATTGTGGCTGTGAAGTAGATTACATCAGCATTGATTTCAACAGTAAAGTAGGCACCGCGTATTTTTCAGAAATGCGCTACCCTCCACCGTGCAAATCTGTTTTTGGAGAAGTGTCATGACACGCGATTACAAAAAAGAATACGCCGAGTTCCACGGCAAGCCAGAAGAGATCAAGAAACGTGCAGAGCGTGTCAAAGCACGACGCATGCTGGAGAAGACCGGAACCGTACACAAGGGCGACGGCAAGGACGTTGACCACAAGAAGCCGCTGCGTGCTGGCGGCACTACAACGAAGTCAAACCTACGTGTTCGTAGCGTAAAGTCAAATAGGGGAGATAACAAATGAACTTTGATGAGTGGTGGGAGTCCCTCAGTGAAGCAGAGAAACGCTTTCTAGGTATACATAACGCCCGCTATTGCTGGTTAGAGGGGCACAAAGAGGGATACAAGAAAGGGTGCGAAGACACTCGTGATGTAATGGGAGAAGCAGATGCAAATAGTAGATAACAAAGCTTTGCTGTTCAAGACGCGCAGCCCGGACAAGTACCGGGTTATTCCTAAACACAAAATCGTAAACGAATATGACGATGGTTCGGCAGAGATTGCAGTTTACTGGGGGCTCGACGAGGCGCGTGTTCTTAAAAATCTTGGCGTCAAGGACGTTCCGTCTCCCATCACAAGGCGGTATGCTTGGCCGGGTAGATACAAGCCGATGGCGCATCAGATTGAAACAGCGGCGTTTCTTACCCTCAACAAGAAGGCGTTTGTATTCTCGGAGCCGGGCACTGGTAAGACCCTCTCGGCGCTTTGGGCGGC